TATAGTGTTCTTCTAATACTGCTGGTGCAAATGGTCTAAAGTCTTCTCTCATTTTAATAGTTTGATTGATAATATCTTTTATATCGGGATTACGAGGGTCAGCTAATATACTTCTATTACCTAATGCACGATTGCCACTTTCTGAACGGTCTTGATACCAACCAACAATCTTGCCATCAGCAATAGATTGTGCTATATCTTTGTAATTGATTTCTTCTCCGTATGTGTGTGGGTATGCGTGACCACCAAATGTTTCTGATATATGAGTTTGTTTGTTTAGGTTATAATATGCGTGTTGATAAACACCAATTGCTTGGCCTTCATCACCTACAGCAGGTGGTACATAAACTTTTTCATAATGTTTTGTAAACTCTTCATTCATATATCCATTATATGCAACACCACCAGCAATACACAAGTTGTCGCAACTCTTTAATGGATAAACATATTCTTTAATTTTATCTAATGTAATTTTTTGTAATGTAAATGCTAAGTCTTCTATACTATGCAATTTAATATGTTCAAACTTTTTTTGTTTTTTTTCAGTAATAGGTCCACTTAATATTGTTTGAAACACATCATAGTAATATTGACTATACTGACCATATCCTACTTTACCCATAAGTTTACTTGCACCTAATGTACCGAATCCTGTCAAGTTAGACATATGATTCCATAACCAACCTATTGGCAATTCTTGTGATAAATCTTTTATATCTCCGTCTTTGTTTACAAAGATACATCTAAATTTAGCACCAATGCCGTCAATGGCAAGTATATCTGATTTTTTAAAACCAGAATTTAAAAATGCATATGTAGCGTGAGATTGATGATGGTCACAATAATATACATTATCTTTCATCACATAGTCAAACAACTTTTTAGGAACAAAATCAAGAAACTCTTGGTCAATAAGTTCTTTACACATTCTAATACCACCAACAGTATAAGAAAATGCTAGTACACCTGTTTCTGGCTTATGAAAGTAATCTCTGACAAACTCATTATTTAACCTATAATCACTAGGATTTAAAATGTCTGATTGATGAGCATAAGCTTCAGCGTGATAAGGTAGATTATGTTTGAATCTACTGTATCTTTCTATCTGTCTATGTACTTGACCATCATAAAAATTATGGTCGTGTAAGTTTAATGCTACTGAATATATTTTAGTCATTGTATACCTCATTCATTGCCCATTCTCTTTCAGCACACCACCAACATTTATCTTTTTTACATTTATTAACTATAATACAAGACTCTGTCATATTTAAAAGTTCTTCAATATTATAATCTTTATAACTTTGTATTATAAATCTTTTATCAATTTTATTAAATGGTTTTTTTATATTATTGTTTCTATCATCAATAAGTTCATTATACAAATCATAACCTTTTAATCTTAAAATAGTGTTATGGTCAACGGTATTAAATTTTTTCTGTATATCTATAGGTGGTCCTAGTGTTATAGCACATATAAAAATATCATACACCTTATATGTTTCAAGTGTGTGAGTTAAATCATTTATATATTCATTTTTTACAGGTTCTAATTTAGGATTGGAATAAACTGTAGATATAGGCCATCTTATGTCAACTTTTGAAAATTTTTGTCTTATAAATTTTATTATATCTGGTAAGTTTTTAGAGTCAGCGGATGCGTGTATATCAAGTCCATTAAAAGGTTGTATTTTTATATTTAAATTGTTTTTTTCAATAACCATAGCACACAGATAACATAACATTGTACTATCAGCTCCACCAGACATAGAAATACCTATAGTTTTATTATTAAATATTTTCTCATCTAATATCTTAACTTCTCCAAAAATATTTTTACATATCATTTAGTAACCTCGCATACTTGCTCATTGGAAAATGTCCTTTTGGTGGCACAAATTCAGTACAAGTTTTACAATAGTTTTCATATTTAAATAACTGCCAATTCATCATCTTGTCCACATTCTCTTGTGTTAAGTCAAACGTTTTAGATAACTCTTTGTTGTTTGCAAACTTCTTACTACAATGTACAATATGTTTCTTTTCAAAATCTATTACAGGCACCTGTGGAAAAGCTGCACACATTTTTCTATCTATCTCTTCAGCCTGTATAACGTCTGTAAATTCTGGTGACCGACCATTAAATGCCTTCCACATTGTATTCTTATGATTCAACTTTTCTATTACTTCAGGATATTTGTCTTTGTATTTAAAATAATTTGGTGTTCTAACTACCACATTAAAGTTGTTGTAATCATTTTCTGGTACATAGTCAAAGTTACCTAGTTTCTTAACTTCATCCTCATACCAATCTAGTATATTGTGTTCAACATATAATACATCTTTATCTTCTAATATATGTGGATATCTTTTACGTATAAATGAATTAGATAATACTGAACATACAAAGTTTGGATACTTTTTAATTTCTGTAATAACTTCATCTAAATTTTTTATTAGGCCTGGCTCACCACCTAATAGATTAATTCTTACCTTATAATCTTTTAGGAAATCTAATGTTTGTTTTAAGAATTGCATATCAACGGTAAGGTTACGCATTTCTAAAGTATAACTTGTACAGTAGTGACAATCTTTATTGCAAGACATAGATAAAAAGAAATCTATCGCTCGGTAATTATCTTGTATCTCTTTAAATGTTTTCATAGTTTATCATATCAAAAAAGAATTTGTTAAATGCTATCTTTAACTTATCTTTTGGCTTATCGTTTAACATAACAGACATATCAACCCATTCAGGCATTTGATAAGTCTTCTCAATTAAATGGTGGTAAATATCTTCAACATCTTTATCAATTAAACTTTCGTCAAACATATTATCACCTAAAACTTTGTACATAACCTGACACAACTGAATAGGACACTTATCAGTAATATCAATCATATTACCTTTTTTGTCTATATAACTAAATGCAGTTAATGAATCATTGTGTTCTATCATACTAATAATAAGATTGTATTAATTACTCTATCTTGTTCCTCTTTTTTCATATACGGATGTAATGGTAAAGTCAATATAGTATCACATACAATCTGACTTATAAAACTTGTATCTTTCTTATGTTCTATATTTTCATACATCTTATTTGCAGAGATAGGTTTATCATAATGTATTTGGCCTATCTTTTCTTTTACTCTATCTCGTACCTCTTTGTTTTGAAACCTAACTACATATTTGTGGTAGTTATGATTTAATTCTGGTGGATTAGGTTGTACTGTAACCACATCTTGTAATTGTTCATCATAATATTTTGCTAGTTCTTGTCGTTTACTAATATAATCATCTAACTTATTTAATCTATAATTAATTACTTCAGCATTAAACAATAACATTTTAGAATTATATCCTAATTGTTTGCCTTCACCGTGTTTTCGTAATCTCTTAAATATATCAGTATCACCATCTGTTAAGATAGCTCCACCACCAGCGATACCTGATACAACTTTATTTGCATTAAAACTCAATGTAGATAAGTCTCCTATTGTTCCAGCCTTATTGCCATTATAACTGGATCCTAGAGATTGGCAAGCGTCCTCAATAAAATGTATCTTTTTTGCTTGACAAAACTGTTTAATTGTGCTAGTATCTGACATATTACCAAATAGATGAGGATATATGATTGCTTTTGTTTTATCTGTACACATATCTTCAATACTTTTCATAGACATATGATAAGACAATATATCAATATCACAGAATATAGGTGTAGCGCCGGTCATTGATATGACACTTGCAGTTGAAATCCAAGAAAAGTTGGTAGTTAATACTTCATCACCTTTACCGATACCTAAGCTTAATAGTGAAAAGAATAGAGCGTCTGTACCACTAGCACACACAACAGCCTTTCTACCTATTTTGTCTGATATACTCTTTTCAAGAAACTCAATGTTAGTCTCTTGTTCTTGTCTCATCACTTTATCAAAAAGTTGTAAATATTCTTTTGAGTATATCTCGTACTCTTTATCCCAACCTGTCATATATTATCTCCATAATCTTTTTTTGTCCTTTTTCATTTGGATGTCTATCTAATTCAGATATTTTATCATCATTATTAAGAAACTGATTTATATTAAATCCACCTAATTTTTTATCTAAAGGCCATCCGATAAAGTTTTCATTTAATAGATTTTCATAAGAAGAAATTATTTTAAGTAATTTAGCTTCACTCAACTTCACATCATCAACAAACTTAAACCTAAAGTCTTTGTCATAAGTACCATTTACAATACTGTTTTCACTAGGTCGCAAACCATCTAAAACATCTTTGTAAGAGTTAATCATTTGAAAATTTTTATATTTTATATTATATTGTTCACACATTATTTTAAAACTTAAATAATATCTTAATGATTTTTTCATCCAAGAATATACATCACCATTTTGGTCAAATCTTATATTTGTCCATCTATCGTTTTTCTGAAAATCTTTTCTTTGATTTTGTGACCAAGCTGCGATAATTAATCCGATATTATTTGTATCATTTGTTGTTATATAATCTAAAAGTGTAGAATAGATATATTCGTTACCGGCACCCGACATTGCTAAATTTACACATTGCATATCTAATTTTTCTGCTAATAATTCTGGCCACATAGGCCAATTACAGTCCATATCAGGATGCATAATAGAATAAAAATTTGGGTCTGTATAACTACAACCACTTACTAATAATATTTTCTTCATACTACACGTCCGCCTACTATTCCACCTTTGTAAAGATATGTTTCTTTTTTAATTTTAGTGTTATCTCTTTCTTGGCAATGGTGAATACAAATTTTAGGTATTTCTGGCCAATTTTCAGTTCTTAAATCTTCTTCAAATTTCATCCACGGTTTTGAAAATAATATCTCCTCAATATCTTCAACTTCACTAATTTTACTGACATCTGTTAATCTTTTCAATTGAGGTGCTTTTAGTGCCCATTGTTCATCACAATAACAACAAGGTAATAATTCACCTCTGTTATTAACAGCAGTTTGTTGTTTTCCAGATAAACATTTTGGTTTAAACTTCATTCAGGTTTTTCCATTCTATATTCGTTTGTAGGCATTAATGGGTCGTTATTATTCAACCACCTTGAAGATTGTAATAAAATAAAAATTAAATCATTATCTTCAGCTATTTGTTTTGCTTGTTCTAAATGTTCTTGATTATATTTAAAAATTATATATTGCCAATATGGCGGTTGTATTAAATACTTTTTAGATTCTAACATTACCTTAAATAACTTCTCGCCATCTTGATTTACTCTATATATGTGGCTTTCATTAGGCAGACCATCAATACCAAATATCCATCTTGCGTTTGGATATGCTTGAAACGCTTTTATGTACCAAGACATAGGTTTTTGTGATGAGGCGTTGTGAACACTAACACCAATATTTTCAGAATTTAAATGTTCTAATATTTCTATAAATTTAGGGTGGTGTACCGGGTCTGATAACTGACCACAAAAATCAAAATACTTATAATGTCTAGCTAACTTTTTAATATCATCTAAAGATATATCTACACCATAAACTTTTTCACCTATATTTTTAAATGCAGTTTGTCTTTGACATCTAGGACATTCTAAAGCACATCTATGTGTAATGTCTATGTTTAGACCTTTTTTTCTATTAAAAAATTTTAGACTTCTCATTACAAACTCTTAATTAATTTTACTAAAATATTTATGTTCTCTTTATACATCTTTTCCGTAGGTACAGGTCGTTTCATATAAACAGGACCACCGTCTTGAATATTTTTATCTCTTAAATATATTATCTTTTTACCTAACCATTTACATTCTTGTATGAGTCTAGGTGCTGGGTCATAATAGTTCTTTGTGTAAACGTAAGCGTTAAATAACCCTAATAGATTAGGCACAGGTGCAAATATATTATTATAATCTTTGTTAATATATTTTTCATCATAAGTTAATATGCCGTGAGACTTAAAACAATTCGGACACTCTTTTATCTGTTTATCAATTTCTTCATAGTAAACATTGTTAGTACCTAAAAACAAATACTCAAATTGCACATCTTCTTGTACAGGTTTATAGATACTAAAGTTAATCATCTTTTGAAAGTATTTACCAACACCTACTGGATAGACATCATAATCGCATAAGTCGTAAACTTCTTTTGGATTGTAATGTTCTAAAGCTAATGGATATTCTTTGACGTGATTTTCTGAATATACAGATATAAGTTTACAACCAAATAGTAAATGTAAAGTTAACATTTGGTCATTTGTATAATCTTTTCTATTGATGTAGGATAAAGTCAACATACTTCTACCCATAATCAAAGTGATTTCTTCCATAGTCGGAGAATATGAGTTAAAGACCACATTTTCAAAGGTCTTATATTTCTCATTGATTGAGTCTATGTAATTTTGTATTGTAAAATTGTGGTGTGTAATAATTACTACTTGACTTTTAATGCCAATTGAGTTTAGATAATGACAATGTTCATAACTATAACAAAGTAATCCATCACCAGGTTTACTGGTACATACTATATTAATCATCCTCCTATTTATATAAATATTAGGATGGTCATTAATGAAGTGAAAAGTCTGTTTAAAGGTACAGACGATAAACAAAAAGATTTTGGTTGGTATGAATTTACACTTGAAGAGTTAGGTTTACCATCAGTTGATAAAATCTTAAAAGGTGTTAAAGAAATAGAATCTAAAGTTGGTCTATTCAACTGGAGAACAAAACACCACACTCACGAAAAATATAAAGGTTTTGGATTAACTTATAATCCTAATTTCTTTGATAAAAATGAAAGTAAATATAGTCAAGTATGGGGCTCGCCTTTACTAGAGCAATATTATGGTGCCGAAAAGGGAACAGGTGACCATACACAAATGAAAGATACTTATTATGATACTTTTGGATTTTGTAAAATAGATGAAACAATACAAGAACATCTAGGTTTCTTTTTAGATAAATTTACTTTTCCAATATCAAGAAGTCGGGTCGCATACATTTTTGGATATGGTGAAGAACCAAATAAAGACAAAGGTTGGCACGTAGATGAACCGACCGGTCAATTATTAAGAATTAATATACCATTACAAACAAGTGACGAGTATGTTATGGAATGGTCAGACAAACAATATAAATTAGAGATTGGTAAATTATATTTGTGGAATACTAGGATGCCACATAGACCGACAATGATTAGAAAAGTTGAAACGAAACAACCTAGAATTAATATGGTATTAGGAATTACTCCTTGGTTGGATTTGAATCACAACACCTGTGAGTATACCAGAAATAATTTATTTGGCAAGCCTGTAAACGAGATAGTGAAAGAAAAGTTATTTGTAAAATGAATATAACAAGAGAAAAAGTATTTACTGATTTAGTTTGTGTTGAGAAGTTAGGAAAAGTATCTGCTGAAGAACAATTAAAGTTAGCAGAAACAATAGGTAAAGTAGAAAAACCTAATCTTAATAATCCTAGACATAAAGAATTGTTTGATAAATGGGGTGGCGTACCAGGTGTTGTCAAGGTTACAGAGGGTGGATTATTTGGTCATAAAGAAAAATTAGATTGGCACGCTAATAAACCTAGTGAAGAAAATAGATGTTCAATAGTTTGGATATATGCAGTAAAAGGAACAGAGGGTAGTGTGACAAGTTGGATTGATAATAAGAAAGCATATGAAGATTTAACAGACGAATACAAAGAGTGGTGTAGTAGAATAAAATTTACTTGTGGATTTAAAAAGGGTGGTTATACAGATGACCCAACATTTCAAGTTCATCATAATAAAGAAAACGTATATAATTTAGTTTACACAAATGAATATGGTCAAAAAGGATTATTCTTTCCATTCTTACAGATTATGGATGGAATACCAAAAACATTATTTGATTTTTTAAAAGAACATATTTTGCAAGATAAGTATAGATACGACCATCATTGGCAAGACGGCGATTTAGTTGTAAGTGAACAATGGTTAACAATACATAAAAGACACGCCTTTGATAAAATGAATGAAAGATTAATGAATAGAATAGCTATAAGATGAAACCAGAAAATAATACATATCCTATATTAAGTGTACAAACAACATATCAATGTAATATGGCCTGTGCTAATTGTTATCTTGGTGATATGTTAAATAATCCAAAATTTCCAGATGTAGATGTAAAGAAGTTTGAAGATGTAATCAAAAGATTGCCTAATAAAACACATATTAGATTTATTGGTGCAGAACCAACTTTAAATGGTAATTTATTTGAGTTGATAAAGATTACTAAAAAATTTAATCACAGACCAAATATGTTGACCAATGGATTAAAATTGGCAGATGAAGACTATGTTAAAGGTCTTAAAGAATCTGGTATGACTTGGATTGGATTAAGTATGAATGGTGGCTTAGATGATGAAGTATATAAAAGATTTGATAACGGTAAATATGCAAAACTAAAGATGAGAGCTTTAGAAAATTGTATCAAGAATAATTTAGTACCTCACGTTAATGTAATTATTGACCCCTCTAATGTACATATATTAGAACCATTAATATCGCATATAGTAAGTCTATGTGAAAAATACAATAGAAAGATAGGACCTCATTTTCCTATAATGATAAGAGTTAAATCAATAGGTAAAATGGGTAATTTTTTAGATTCATATACTTTTACAATATATGAAATGATAAACTTAATGAGAAATATGTTAGGAGATATAGTACCTAACTTTACAATTGATGGCGTTAAAGAAACAAATACTTGTACCTTTGATTTTAAAACCTCTATGGGCAAGATGTATGGCAAGATAACTGATTGGTCAGTAGATGATGATGGTCTACCATTGACAAATAGTAAAAGAAGAGGTATAATAACAGACGATTATCAAATAAAACCATTTTTTGATTATTACGGAAAAATAGATGAAACACAACACCCTAGATTGGAACAACCGAAGCGTTTACCCATTGCTACAAAACGAAGTGGACTTGATGGTCCTAGAAAACGTACCTTGTAGTCAAGTAAAAATTTGGAATTTTTTAGAATCATTTTTTAAACCGGCTCCACAGGATCCGTTTGACCAGATGTTTGTTAATATTGTTAGTGATGAAAGAGCATTAGCAAAAGAGAATCTAAAAGGTAATACAGAGTTAGAATGGCATATTGATAAAGGTTATGCTAATGATACACCTGAATACGTGGCTTTGTATTCAGTTGATATAGATGAAGACGCTGGTAATACTTTGTTTGTATCAAGTAGAATACTTGAAGATATACCAGACTATTATCGTAAACATAAAAATGATAAAGTTTCTTTTGATATGAATAGATTTATTCACGATAAACAATATGGTTATCACTTTAGAAGTGAATCTGAAAGAAGATTGTTTAGAAGAAAATATGGAAAAGTTGAACACGATTTAGTTCAAGGTGATAACAAAGGCGTTTACTTATATTATTGCGAAGCATATAATGACTTACCTGAAATGCAAATGATTAAAGATAAGTTGTATGACCCCGATAAAATTCATAGACACAAATGGCAAAAAGGTCAACTTTTAATTTATAATAATAAAGCAACCAATCACAAAAGAGAAAATGGTGGTAACAAGAGGCATTTATGGAAGATTGCATTGTACGAGAGATAAAAGAGTTTAATAAGTTATCAGGACTTTTTATATTAGCAAGTTCTTTACCACACGAAAACTCTAAAAATTATACAATTGAAAATATGCAAAAAAGATGGTCAAACTATCTTATGTTTAATGTATTAGAGTATAAGGGAATGCCAATTAGTTTTTCTGGTGTGTATAAGTATGGTAATAATTTGGTAAGAGTTGTAGATAGATTATTTACAATGCCTGAATATAGACAAAGATTTATGTCTAAAGATATAATAGAAAAGATTAGACCGGCGGCCGATTACTTTATACCATATCAAACTAAATGGGCAAAGGCAAGAGGTTTTGATTGTTTTTTTTCTATTCAAACATCAAAGAAAAGAAATGCAGTTAAAAGATTAACTAAATTAATTAGTGATGATTTAGATTATAGGTTGTTGCCAGGTTTATATCAAACTAGTTCAAATGAAATTACTGGTTGGCAAAACGTATCTGCTACAACTGATAATATAAATTTACCTAAACAATCTATACAGTAGGTTCTTCAGCTGATTCAGATGTTGATTCTACAATACTATTATTAGTTTTAAAATCACCTTTTAATGTAGTATATTCTGCTTGACTTTCACAATAGGTCTTAAACTCATTGTAAGAAGATTCAGTATCAAATCCAATTTTCACATACTGTTTCAATAAATCTTCACTATAATGAATAGAATAGTTAGTAATCTTGCCAGCATTTTCAAGTTCAATAATTTTACCACCTATAACAGACGCAGTTTTTACCTCAGCCACAGTTCTTCTAATATAAAACTCTGTGTCTGTATCTGGTCTAGTATATGTAGTTAATCTCCAATATGCCATATTTTTCTCCTATATAACCTTATTTATAATATAAATAATAACATAAGGAGAACAATTGATATGATTACAATAGATGGTAAAGAATTTGATGAGACTAAATTTAGTCCAGAATTACAAAATTATTTGGTAGTAAGACAAGAAATTCAAGTTAATAAAACTAGACATACGCTAGAAATTGAAAAGATTGATGTACTAACTGATTTTTACAATAAGAAAATAGTAGAATTACTTAAAAACGAACAGACAGAGACAAAATAGATGGCTGCAATAGCTAACTTACAAATAGACGCAGGAGCAACTTTTACTTCGGATGTGACAGTAAAAGACGCAAATGGCAACCCTTTCAACCTTGCAGGTTACACAGCAACAGCAAAGTTAGCAAAAGGATTTGCTTCTACAAGAACAAGAGTAGCAATGACTACTACAATCGCTTCAGATTCCGCTTCAGGAATTGTGACGCTAGCTCTATCTGCCTCCCAAACAGGCGCTCTGGAAGACACTAGGTACGTTTATGACCTAGAAATTCAAACTGGTGATGTTGTCACTAGAGTAATTGAAGGCGTTATTACAGTAAGACCACAGGTTACTACATAATCTAGTTTATTAACGTTATAAATATAGTAAAGAGAGGGAGTTTTATGCCTGATATTACAGCTAAAATTAACGTAAATACAAGTGCCGGTCCAAAAAAAGTTTCAGTTACCTTACCCTCTGCTCAGGCAGCTGGAAATAGCACTTTACAACTTAAATTATTAGGTGATGTTGACACAACAGAATTAAATGATGGTGCATTATTACAATATAGAGCTTCAGACGGAAAATTTGTAACCCGAACGGAGATTGTAACCACAACCGGAACGCTCTTATTTAATTGTGGTAACTTTTAGGATTAAAAAATGGCAACAGTAATTCAGATAAAAAGAAGTTCAGCAACTTCAGCACCAAGTACACTCAAACAAGGTGAATTAGGTTTAACATATGGAACAGGTACAGTATCTAATCTAGGAGATAGATTATTCATTGGTACAGGTTCAGTAGATTTAAATGGTGACGCAACTAGTATTGACGTTATCGGCGGTAAATATTTTGCAGACTTAAATGACCACGCACACGGTTCATTAACTGCTAACTCAACACTCATTGTTGACAACAACAAAGCAATAGACGAATTCATTGTTGGTAATTCAGCAACTATTGGTGGTACTATCAAATTAAACGAAGGTACTAACAACGGTTCTAATTTTATTGCCATCAAATCACCAAATGACGTATCTGCTACAACAACTTTTGTTTTACCAAACGGAGACGGTTCAGCAGGTCAATTCTTAAAAACTGATGGTTCAGGTAATTTAGGATTTGAAACAGTTTTCCAAAATATTGATATGGCCGGTGATACAGGCACAGACCAATACAACACAAATGAAACATTAACATTTGCTGGTGGTACAGGTATAGATTCGGCAATAACAGATAATACTGTCACTTTCAATATTACAAATTCAGGTGTTGACACAAATCAAATAGCTGATGACGCAGTTACCAATGCTAAGTTATCGACAAATGGTGAAACCATTTTAGGTAACTCTACTTTAACATTAGGTTCAACAACAACAGATATTGGTGGTTTAACATCATTAGTAGTTGATGACATTACAATTAATGGTCAAACATTACAAACAACATCAGCAAACAAAGATATTAATATCAATCCACACGGCACAGGTACAGTTAAAGTTCCTAGTGGTTACGAAGATAGAAGTGGTTTTGATAATCAATCACTTGTTAACAAATCATATGTTGACCAAGTTGCTCAAGGATTAGATACTAAACCATCTTGTAGAGCAGGTACAACTGCTGATTTATCGGCGACTTACTCTAACGGAAGTTCAGGTGTAGGTGCAACATTAACAGCAACATCAAATGGTGCAATTGTATTAGATGGTGTTTCTCCGATTGTAAACGATAGAATTTTAGTTAAAGACCAAACAGACGCTTCAGAAAACGGTATCTATGTTGTTTCTACACAAGGTAACGGTTCAACTGCCTTTGTATTAACAAGAGCAACTCCGGAAGACCAACCATCAGAATTATCAGGTGGTGCTTTCGTATTTGTTGAAGAAGGTTCTGCTAACGCTAATAACGGTTATACATTTACACACACAGGCGCTCCAACATTCGGTACAACTGATTTAGATGTAGCACAATTTTCTGGTGCAGGTCAAATCACAGCGGGTGCAGCTTTAAGTAAAGCAGGAAATACTTTAGATGTTGAAGTAGATGGTTCTTCTATTGAAGTAGCTACAGACGCATTAAGAGTTAAAGCATTAGGTATTACTAACGCTATGTTAGCAGGTAGTATTGCAAGTTCTAAACTTGCTGACCCTATTTACTTTACAGACGAAACATCAACACAAGGTCAAGTTAGTGTTGGTGGTACTTTAGAATTTTTGGCAGGCGAAGGTATGAATACAACTGCTAACGGAAACACACTAACGATTACTGGTGAATTAGCAAGTAATTCAAATATTGGTGTTGCAAAATTCAGTTCAGATAATTTTGGTGTCACTTCAGGTGATGTTGAAATAACTTTGATTGACGGAGGCTCTTTCTAGTGAAATGGTTTACAAAATTAATAGATATGGTTGTTGGTACATATTATGAACCACCTAAAGCACCAAAAAAATCAAACGTTGTTAGAATAGGTGATTTGCAATACAAAACTAAAAAAGAATTAGAAAATATCGGTAGAAAAATCGGTATTGAATTAGATAGAAGATTAACAAAAGATAAACTTATTAATAGAATTAAGTTTAAGGTAAAGAGTAGAAAATAATGTCAACTGTAATCAAACCAAAACGTTCAGAAACTTCATTAGCAATACCATCAGCTGCTGTATTAGCAGTCGGTGAATTAGCTATGAACGCAACAGACGGTAAGTTTTATACAAAACTTTCAAACGGTACTGTAAAAGAATTAGGTGGTGCTGGTTCTGTTATCTTACAAGATGTGACTACAAACGGAGCGATTACAACAAATGATATTATACTTAACGGCTCTAATCTTATCTTTGAGGGTCTTTTAGAAAACGCATTTGAAACAACTTTAAAGGTTGTTGAACCAACTGGTGATAGAATTGTCAGACTACCAAACGTATCTGGTGATGTTATTACAACTGGTAACTTAACTAAAGACGGTACGGCATCCGGTGACCCATTAACGGGTGAGGGTGACGCTATTGCTTTTGCGATTGCTTTAGGAGGATAATATGGCTAGTTTATTTAAAAATGCAGGCGCTCAATGTGTGATTGTAGATAACTCTACAGCAGACGTTTATACAGCACCAGCGTCAACTAGAGCTGTACTTCACGCAATTATGGTCTCAAATACAGCAGCCACAAGCGCTGAAAAGGTGACTATTAAGGTAACAGTTGATGGTGGTACAACTTTTAGAAGTGTATTGACAAATGGTGAAGTTCCACCTGCTGATTCGTTGCAGATAGATAAGCCAATAAACCTTGAACCTGGTGATAAAATCAGAATTTTTGGTACGGCAACTAGTTTGGAATGTTTTTTGTCAATTTTAGAATTAACATAATAAACTTTTATAAATATACATAGGATTTAAGTTAGGAGAAATGTTTAATGTCATTAGTCGTTAACAAACAATACATTGCCAAAGACGCAAACGGTAAAACGATTACGGCAGATTATAGTTTTCACGCTTTAAGTAGAGACGAAACAGGACTTTTAACGTACACTAAAACAAATTGGTTTGAAAGTAATACTATTCAAATGGATAATGGTGAGGGTCTAGCATACAGTTCAGTTGCAGACTTTCAAAAAAATGAATTGACTAAGGCAAGTGGTAGTTATACAGCGGGTACTAATATAAATGAAATACCAACTGATTATAGCTCTTCTACTGACCCTAGAGAACCAAATACTAAATTCAGAAAGTATGAACAGCACGTTTTTGATGAAAACAATGCTACTTACTTTATGGACGCAAATGGAAACATTGTGTTAAGAATTAATGACTCGTATCAGTATGGTGCTTCGCAAGATGGCGAAACAAGAAACTGGCAGTAAAAAAATATAGGGAAGTAAAATGGCAGATTTTATACTAGGTAGATTAAAGTTTCACTTCAAAGGTGCTTGGACTACTGGAACAGCATACATTAAAGATGATGTAATCAGTTATGGTGGAAATTCATTCGTTTGTCTAGTAAATCATACAGGCGATTCAGACTTTTATACAGATTTAAACCACGCTACGGCAAAATGGGAACAAATGGTTGGTGGTCTTGATTACAAAGGTAATTGGGCAGGAACAACACTTTACAAAATTGATGACATTGTTACCTTTGGTGGTTCAACATACAGATGTATCACAGGACATACATCACAAGCAGATTTATATGACGATACTTCAAAATGGCAAGTGTTTGCTGGAGGTTTCGGTTGGAGAGGTGTTTGGGCAACATCTACATCATACAGAAATGATGACGTTGTAAAATACGGTGCAAGTTTATATGTTTGTACAACTCAACACACATCTTCAGGCACAACAATGGACGAAACGAAATTTAATTTATTCGTTTCAGGATTAGAATTTGAAGATAGTTGGTCAGGTTCTTCTTTATACCAATTAGGTGATATTGTAACCTACGGTGGTTATCAATATGTTGCAGAAAGGTCAAACACTAACGTTGTACCTTATAATAACTCTGCTGATTGGAAATTATTATCTACAGGATTTAATAACACAGGTACTTGGTCAAATGCGACAGCATACAAAACTGGTGATACAGTTAATCACGGTGGTCATTACTATGTGGCAAAAATTGATGGTACGAACCAAGAGCCTACAGGAACAACAGATTCATATTGGGATTTAGTTGTAGAAGGATTATTTTGGAGAAGCAATTGGGCAACTGCCACTACATACAAAATTGGTGACGCAGTTAGTTATGCGTCTTCTTCTTATCGTGCAATTACAAATCATACTTCGTCAGCGTCAAACAGACCGGATGTTTCTGGTCAAACATCTTGGAACCTATTAGCTGAAGGTGATTCAAATGCAACATTAACTACAAGAGGTGATATTCTTACAAGAGACGCAACTCAAAGAGTAAGATTGCCAATTGGGTCAGCAGGACAATTTTTAAAATCAGATGGTACAGATTTAGCTTGGTCTTATCCTAATATAGGTAACAAAGTTTATTACGTATCAACACTAGGTACTGACAACACAGATTCAGGCAGAGGCACAACTCCAGAATTACCTTGGAGAACATTAAACTATGCTTGTACTCAATTAGCTTCAGATACAACAAATTTCAAAACAGTTAAAATAGAAACAGGAACATACACAGAGCAATTGCCTATTAAAGTTCCGAGAAAAACTGCTCTTATCGGTGATAACTTACGAAGTGTTACCGTTTCTCCAGACACTACAACAGACAATGGTGCTGGTGCAGGTATTTCAAGTGATAACTCTACACCTAATAATAGACAGACTATGTTTAGATTAAATGACTCTTGTACTTTAACAGGTATGACATTTAGTGGAATGCAAGGTCAATTAGCTTCATCAGCAAGTGGTGATGGTATTACAAGATTAACAGAGGGAACAGGTAGTAATGCTTCAGGTTCAGTTGTTGCGTTAGACCCAGGAACAGGTCCAACAGATACGTCTGTACACATTATTCAAAGGTCACCTTTCGTACAAAACTGTTCATCAATTGGTGGTAGAGCAGTTGGTATTAAAATTGACGGTACTTTACACAACGCTGGTTTCAAATCAATTCTTGCAAACGACTTTACGCAAGTTCTTGATGGTGGTATCGGTTGTTGGTCTAAAGGTGGTTCAAAATCAGAATTAGTATCAGTATTTACATATTACTGTCACGTTGGTTATTTAGCTGACGGCGGTTCAGTTATTCGTTCACTAAACTCTAACAACTCTTATGGTGAAAAAGGTTCAGTTGCTTCAGGTGTTGACGCAAACGAAACTCCAGCTACAGCAACGGTTACTACAAGAGATAATGAAGCAATTATCGGAAGAGCATTAGTATCAAACGCTGGTATTTACAGATTAGAACAAGAATACGCAGGTGAAACTTATACATCTGCTACAGAAACAATTACAGGTTCAGGCGCAAATGCTAACTTTACAGCTGACTTTGCTGATGGTGCTGTTAAACACATTGACACAACAACAAACGGTGCAGGTCACTTTACTACAATCGGTGTTGCTCAAGGTGGTTCAACAACATCTATCAGACTGGCAGCTTCAGATACACAAGCAGATAACTTCTACAATGGTATGAGAATTACCATTACTAGTGGTACGGCTTCTGGTCAAACAGGTTACGTTGGTACATACACAGCTTCAACTAAAACTGCTACAATGTTTAAAGAAGACGGTTCAGCAGGTTTTGATGTATTTGGTCCAACAAGTGTTGCAGTTTCTCCAAACGCAACATCAAATTATGAAATTGAGCCAAGAGTGACAATTACAGGCGGCGGTTCTCCAACAAGAAACGCAGTAGCAAGAGTTGTAATTGAAAATACAATCATTAAAAAATTCTTAATACTTGACGGTGGTGCAGGTTACTCATCAGCTCCTTCAATTTCATTAACTGACCCGAATGCTACAACATTAGGAACAGGAACTGCTACAATTGGTGACGGTGTAATTTCAAGATGGACATATGTAGCTGCAGGTTCAGGTTACAAACAAGAAAACACAACAGCAACCGTAAGTGGTGATGGTTACGCAGACATTTTACCAGTTGGTGCAATAGTAAAAACTTCAGGTTTATCTGCTTCACCAAAACCAGGTTCAAGTATTGTATTTGCAAATGCTTCAAGTGTAAGTTATATTATCGTAACCGTGTTATCACACGTAAACGGTGGTATTACTAGTATGGAAGTTTCTCCAAATATTTCAAAAGCAAATGCTCCTACACATACGACAGGTGCTACAATTAGAGTTAAATATTCTAACATAAGATTAACAGGTCACGACTTCCTAGATATTGGTACAGGTGGTATTTCAACTACAAACTATCCTGATTTAAATGGTTACACACAACAACCAGACCAATCAGATGAAGTTGAAGATTTAGATAGAGGTAGAGTATTCTATACATCTACTGACCAAGATGGTAACTTTAGAGTTGGTGAATTGTTTAGAGTAGAACAGTCAACAGGTAAGGCAACATTGAATGCTGAAGCTTTTGACCTTTCTGGTTTGAGACAGTTATCACTAGGCTCTGTTGCATTAGGAAACTTTGGTGCAACTGTAAATGAATTCTCAACTGACGGTACTTTAGGAGACAATTCTGATAATGCTCTCGTAACCGAGAAAGCAATTAGAACGTTTGTTGAAAACCAATTAGGTGGTGGTCAAAACAACTTGACTGTAAACTCAGCTACAATTGGTAATATAAATATATTAGGAAATGATATTAGCGCAACAACAGGTGATATAAACTTTACGACATTACCTAAATCTAGTATCACTCCAACTGTTAGTACACACTTGGCAACAAAATCATATGTTGATACAAATGTGACACCTACTTTACAAACGTTATCGTTTGATAGAGACACAGGTAATGTTAACAGAAAAGTAATAACTAACTTTAATGAAGTGACACAATTTGAAGATACATTATTTAATGCAGCTGAACAAAACGCAGGTTTTGATGTTATAAATGGTTCAATGAGAATTGCAATAGACAAAGCAGGAAATTTAGTTTACAAAACAACTGGTGATACTGAAAGTGCTTCAGAATCTCCAAGTAATCAATAATGAAGGTATAAATAGGATTAACAATGGCAATCACTAGAACAAAAATTGGAAATTTATGGTTTAATTATCGTGGCGATTACGATAATGCGGCTACTTATAAAAAAGATGATATTGTAATCTGGAATAATACTGATTACTTAAACGTTAGAGAAGCTAATGTGAGTGGAAAAAGACCACAACAAAACACACAATATTATTACAATATTCAAGCTACAACAGACCCTAACGACTCAACTACAAAATTTCAAATAGACGCTGACATTACTTCTACTATTGAGTGGGCACAAACTCTTTATGTAAGAAGAGGTGATAAAATAGTATTCTATCAAAATAATAATAACAATGATGACCAACCTTTAGCATTAGCTACTACAGCAACAAGTCAAACATCAAATTACTTAACAACAGGTGTGACTTATTATCATAATGAAGAAATGGTTAGTCAAGCAGATTTCGTAACCACAGCAAAATTCAATACAAAAACTTCAAGAAAAGTTGTTATAGATTTTAATAAAGATACACCAGATGAAATTTGGTATTTCTCAGCTGGTACAGGTGGTGCAAACTACGGTGGTAAAATTGTAGTTGCAGATTGGGATACTTGGAGACCTTTAAGAAATTCATTTAGTTGGAAAGGTCTACACGTTTTAACATCTGGCACAACTTACTATGAGAATGACGTTGTTCAAGTTAGACACGGTATCAGTAATGATATGGGTACTGACTACGAAGGACAATCAAAGAAAGAAACTCTATCTACTTACATATGTTTAAGACAACATACAACAGATGGCACAGAAAGATTTTTACCATACAACAGAAATGTTGATACAGATGGTAATATGTACTGGCTAAAAATGGGTGCTGAATACGAATCAGATGATGAAAGATATGAACAAAATGGTGTTATAGAATCAGTTGATAGTATATCAGCTGCTGACGCTTCAAGATTACACGGAGTATTCAGAAATGTATCTCCTAAATCTACATCAAACTCGGCTGTTAACGCACATCCAGGATGTTTTAAAATTACAGTTCAAGGTAACGGTAGTATTTTAGATACGGATACATTTTCGGCTGCTGACGCTTTAAGAACAGCAGGAACATACACAAACGTTTCACAATCAGCAACAACTGGTGTTGGAACAGGTGCAGTTTTCAATGTGACAGTTGACTCTACAGGCGCAGTTTCAAATCTTGAAATTATCAAAACTAGAAATAAATCAACTACACCAACAGGTGGTTCAGGATATGTTGATGACGAAACAGTAACAATTGCTGACGCTTCATTAGGTGGCGGTGGTGGTGCTGACTTTACATTTAATGCAAATGGAGTTGGTGTTGCAGGTTCAGCTACAATAGAAGTTGAAAGAGTTAGCTTTGATTCAAAAAGAGACCAAAGATGGTTCAACGATACAGGTATGATTTCGGGTGGTGAAAATAATGTCATTAATGATACATTAACATTTGATGGAGATATTTTTGGCGGCGGCGCAGATTTAACTTGTGATGTTGCTACGCTTAGAAAACAAACTAGAGGTGCTTCATCTTTATTTTCAGGTAACTCTCACGAATGTATGTCACTAATTAATAACGGTCCAATAGGTGACGATAACAAATATTACAGATTATCAGGACAAAGAACATCAAGACATTGTGTTAACTGGCCAGTATTTTTAGGTGGTACAGGTAATATATGGACTTGGGGTTCTAACTCAAATGGTCAAAACGCATTTAACCACGACTTTATGACTGCTACTCAAATGTCATTTAACCACTATGATTGGTGGAGAAGTACAGATAACGGTGGTACAGGTGTTCACACAACTCCAGACGGAGAAGTACCTAAAGTAATTCAAATTGAAGGTGGTTACCAATCAGGTATGGCGCTTATGAATTCAGGCGAAGTTTATCATTGGGGTTATGGTGGTCACGGACAAAATGGTGACGCCTCAACTTCTAACAGAGACCACCCCGTAAGAGTTGGTGGTTCTAATCAAAATGTTTTCTTAGCTGCTACAGATTCAGCACACGTATTTAGAAGTGTAAGAATTAAAAGAATTTTCTTATCTAACTGGCAAGGTTACAACTCTAACACACACTCTTGTTATGCAATTGATGAAGATGGAGAATTGTGGTCTTGGGGTTATAACGCATATGGTCAATTAGGAACGGCAAACACAACAAACTATAACACACCTCAAAAAATTGCAAAAACAAATTTCAATAATGAAGAGATTGAGGCATTTTGGACAATTGGTGACGCTTATGCTTCAGCATATGCATATACTAAAGAGAAAAAATTATATGTTTGGGGAAGAAACGCAGATGGTCAATTAGGTATCGGTAATACTACTGACCAAAATACACCTCAATTAGTTTCAACGGTAACTTTTGATGGCACAGGTGTTGGTGAAATTAAAAAATTCCAAGGTCTAAACCATTCAGATGACAATACGGTTGCAATCTTGACTGAAAGAGGAACACTTTATACAACAGGTAGAAATAACCAAGGTCATATGGGTAATGGTAACACAACAGTATTAAACACTTGGACAATTTGTTCAAATGGTTGTGGTAATGCTGCCAATGCAGATTGTAATAATTTCTGGATGACAGGTAACGGTAATCACGCACAAATGTGGATAGAAGACTCGTTGGGTAATATTCAATGTGCTGGTTATAATAACCACGGTTCATTAGGAAACGGTAATGCTGATACACAAAATAGTTTTGTGACACCTAAATTTCAATTAGGTTCAGATACCGAAAGAGAATTCCATAATGTTAAATTAGTTGCAGGCTTCCCTCACGGAAATGACTTATCAACAAAAATTTTAACTTGGGACGGACACGTATTCCAGTGTGGTGATAATAGATATGGTCAATCTTCAAATGGTTGGTCATCAACTAACTCAACAAATGATAGAAATGCTGAAAATTTAAAAGAACATTTCCAAGGATACCATTTCAACCAAGTAAGATTTCCTATGTCATTAACAGGAAATGTTGAAGATATGAGAGGTTGTGGATATGGTGATAACTCTGACGCTGTTTATGCATTTTGGGAATATAAATCATTTGATAACAGATATTATCTAAACGGATATGGCGGAAGTTATATGCAAGGAAATTCTGATGGTCAACTTTATTGTACAGCTCACGTACCAATTTTAGGATAAATAATAAGAGAGATTAAAAACTATGGCAAAAATAAATTTAGGACGAGTAAAATTTAGTTACCAAGGAGATTGGAACAACGATACTACATATCGTAAAGATGATGTGTGTTGGTTTGACAATACACTCTGGATTTGTACTAATCCTTACTTATCAAATGGTTATGATAACTATGCTCCAGGCGATAAAGGCACAGGTTATTTTTGGACAAGAACATACTCAAACGACCCTAATTTTAGAAGAGGTTATCACGTATTAGATGATGACTTCCAAAGAACAAATGAAACTGGTAATCCTATTATCAACACTTCAAGATATGGCTCAGATGAAAACACACAAGAGTCAACAAGAAATGGCCAAAAATTTGGACAAGCAAATTGGTTTTCAAACAATTCATCAAATGGTGGTTACTTACTAGATTATCAATCACATTTATTAAATGATGAAGAAGATTATGTTATGGGAGACAAAGGCGACTTCTTTGGTTATGGTGAATTAAATACAAACAAAATTTCAATCTTTCAAAATTACGTACCAGTAGAAAACAATTTTAGAGTTGATGTTCAAACATCTCCTTCAAACAAATTTAGATTTGACAATAGATTAGGTAGTGTAGATTTAGGAAGAGAAAACTTTGGTGGTCAAGGTGGTGGTTTCAGACACTTTACACATTTCAAAGAAGGATACAAATACAGATTTGACCAAAGAGACGAATCAAATAAAACTTTTCCATTAGGATTTTCAAAAACTGCTGATGGTATTCACAATGCTTCACCAGGAACATCATTAGCCGCTGATTTAGACGGACCTTATTTTGTTATTGGCGAAACATCAACAGGCGATTCAGGTAACTTCTATCCTTTATATCTATCAGCTGCAGGTGCTAATGCTGAAGACACAAGAATGAATGGTGCTGGTACTTCTACTTCAATAACTTTTTCAGAAATTATTAGAGGACCTAATAACGAAACAGTTAATGATAGTACAACATTTTATTTACCAGACACAATTGATGGTACTGCTGTTGATGAAAGAATTTTAGAAGTTGAAGTTGTTTCAGGCAACCCAACTAATCACCCATATTACAACACAGGTTCAACAAACAAATATTCAATTAACGGTTCAACAGCAACAGCTGATGTTGCGTTAAACTTAACAGAGGGTAAAACTTATAGATTTGAACAATCAGATAGTTCAAACACAGGTCATCCTTTAAGATTTTCTACAACCGAAGATGGTACACACGGTTCAGGTTCAGAATACACAACAGGCGTTAAAGTTGTAGGTACACCAGGTAAAAAAGGTGCATACACCGAAATTACTGTAAGAAAAGGTGCACCAAAACTTTACTATTACTGTACTGCTCATTCTAAAATGGGTTATTCTTCAGAAACAATTACTCCATCATCAAGAGCGAGAGCATTTGCTCCTTCAAACACTCCAATGTGGAGAGGCGCTAACAAAAACGGTTTAGTAAGATACTTCTTAAACAATAAACAGGTTACAGAAACACAATACAAAGAAACTTTTGCTGACACAATACAAAATGATGGCTCTTTATACACAGGTGATATGCCAGCATACACAACTGAAAATGGTTTAACAAGAGGTGGTCAACAATACTCTTGGAAGAAAAATCAAGACAGACACGTTGAAGTTTATATACCAATTGGTTACTTTAAAATGGAAAGTCAAACAATTTATCCTTTCTGTTTAGCTGCAAGTAAAACTGATATGAATTCTGATTTAGGTTGGAATGTTGAAGAAACTTGGAGAGGTTACAAACATTGGGATAGATTACAAACAGGTATTAAATTTAGAGGTGAGTATGATGTAAACACTCACTACAAATATAATGATATAGTTATATACAGCAAGAAAAAAAGAAGAGCAGATGGTACTGGTTCAGAATTTCAACCACTATCACCTACAGGTATGTACAGATGTTTAAGAGATTCTTTAGGTAGACCTCCTCATTACGGTCCACAAGAACCAACAAGGTCTCCTTTGATGACAAAATCTACTACAACAAGTGGTAAACTTATTGCAGAACAATATCAAGAATATCCAGCACATATACAATCTTATTGGAATGACTGGGAAGATTTTGGTGGACAAGTTAACCAAGTTAGAGAAGCTAATGCTTGGTATCCTAACAGAGGTCCTATTCATTGGCCTTACAAACACAGTACACAAACGGTGTCTCATATTGATAGTCAATACAGACACATTGATAAAAATGGTGTTGCTTGGGGTATTAACTATCCTAGAACAGGTTTCCAAACATATGGTTCTTTTTATGCTTCATTCTATCACGAAATCAACTTCATTTGGAGAGATTGGTGGAGAAGTGAAGACTTAAACTACACAGGTTACAACGAGAACAGAGGTAGAAATAGAAGTACAGTAAGAAAACCATTACACACACCTAGATGTATTCAAATTGCTGAAGGTAGAAATAGAACCTATTGGTTAATGGATAACGGAGAATTATATGTAAATGGTGAAAACTCAAACGGTGAAATGGGTATTGGTAACGAACAAGGCGATAGAAACGGTACTTTTAGAGTTCACGGTTTAGAAGATGTTAAAATTGTTAAAGTAGCTAATGATCCTTGGAGTGATGGTACAGGTCACACTTTAGCGCTTGACGATAAAGGTACAGTATGGTCTTGGGGTTACAATGACCAAGGTCAATTAGGTGATGGTAGAACACAAAATAAAGCTGCACCTTACAGAATACCTAACAAATATTTTGATAACGAAAAAATTATTGATATTTGTACAACAAATAGAAGCTCATATGCAAGAACAGCTAGTGACCAAATATACGGTTGGGGTAATAACGGTATCGGCCAATTAGGTGATACTACAACAACTGACAAATACAGACCTACAAAAATGCAAGGTTGGGATCCTGTTGCAAACAACGGTATCGCAGTATGGCAAATTCAAGGTAACGGTGATGATGGTTGGGTAACCTTACTAGACGGTAACGGATATATTTGGAATTGTGGTGAAAATAACTATGGTAACTTTGGTGATGGTACAACAACAAATAATACACAGTTAACAAAAACTGAAGTTGCACCAGGCGGAGACATTGTTGACTTATGGACAATGTACTGGAATGGTTACAAAACTTCATTTGTTAGAACAAAAGATGGTACTACATATCACTTTGGACATAATGGTTCTTACCGTAATGGTGGTACAGGTAATACTAGTAACGATACATCTCCAGTTGTAGTGCAAAAAGTCACAAATCTAAAAGAAGTACACGTTTCAGGTGATTATTCAGACCAAGGTAAATCTTTCTGGATTACAGATAGTGGTGAAGCATTTTGTTATGGTTATGATTCAAGAAATTCTATGTTGCACCCACAGGCGGGTACAAACTGGACTGGTGAAGATGGTAATAATCATCCTTTCCATTGGGTGACACCTGCCGGTGCTAGAGTTAAAACAATGCATATTACTTCAGATGACCAAGGTTCATCTGAATATGCTGGTGGTTACAGATACACAGATGAACACGGAAAAATGTTTTATTGGGGAAGAAATTATTGGTTGTCTGGCCATAACTGGTGGACACACGGTTGGACTTCATCAAATGGACAGGCTTATAATCAAGGCCACGGTAGATAACATATAAATAGTATAAATAGTAATACAATAATATATTACTATTCTAAAGGAGAAAAAGAAAATGGCAAAAAAAGTATTCAGACTTAAAGAGATTGCTCTTGAAAGCGATTACGTACATCCTGCCGTATCAACTGGAACAGGTCCTGTAGCGTTAATGACAATTGATGGTTACAACTATTCCTCTTATGATGACGGTGAGGTAACAATTACAACTACTGGTGCTAATGATACCACATATGGTGTAAAAGTTATGGATGCTACAGACGCAGACGATTTAGCAATTATGAAAAAGTTAAGAAAAACACCTAGTTTAATGTTAGAAAGAGCAACACTTCAAGAAGTTTTTGATGACACTTATTCAAAGGTAGAAGTTTATGACGCTTTAATTAATGATGTCACTGCTGTAAAAACAGCACACGACACTTTAAAAAGCGACATTAATGCTGTGTTTACTAATCACGGTTTACCAGCTTTAATATAATAAGAAAATATAAAAGGTAAAAAAATGGCTTTTGAATTACAACAATTTAAACTTACTTGGCAAGGTCCTTGGAGAGATAGAACAGCTTACACTAAAAATGATATTGTAGGTTGGAAAGGTAAATCTTATAGATGTATAAGAGATTGCCCTATTTCATATACACTTTCACAAGATAGTATTGTTAACACAGCTAACTATTCTTTCGACCCGGTAAGAATAGTACAAAAGTCTTTTAGACCAGACAACGCAAAATACTGGCAATTATTCTTACGTTCAACAGATGATGTTGGAGAGTGGGAATTTTACAGACAATATGAGCCAGGAGAAATGTGTTCAGTTGGTAGAAAAATTTACCAATGTATCAAAAGAACAAGACGTTATAATACTTGGGTTGTTGAACACGATGGAACAACAAGTGAATATTGGGTGAAAATTTACGAATCACCTTTTGCATATCCAGACAGAAATAAAATTGTATCTTTCACTAATAGAGCTCCTTTAGGGTGGAAATACAATATGGGTAGAAATTCAAGAGAACAACAACATAACTATACACTTGGTGCAATTCATTCAGATGGTGATTTTTATGGCCACGGTGGTAATAACAACAATGGTCAAATGGGTATGGGTGATTCACAATCAGGTAATGCAAGACGTGGTTCTCCTAAAAACGTAGGTTTTACTTTTGTTGATTGGATGACTTCAGTTGATAATAAAGACATTGCAAAAGGTACCGAGTTTACAGGAAATATGGTTTCGCCAGATGGTGAAACTCCTAAATGTATTCAACACGTATCTTCAAATAATACTTCTTGGTGGTTGATGAATAATGGTGAAGTTTACTCTGCTGGTTATAACTCACACTATCAATTAGGTTATAACGAGGGTGGTAACACAAATACTAGCGACAGAAATTACACGAACAGAGTATCAGCAAGTGATACCGTTGACTGGTTAGGTGAAACAATACGTCCATTTAACGAAACTAAAATGGTTAAAATTGGTTCTTCAGGTCAAGGTCAAAACAACTCTGCTTGTATGCAGTTTGCATTAGGCGAAGACGGTTCAGTATGGATGTGGGGTCATAACAACCAAGCTCAGTTTGGTGGTGGTAACCCTAGTATCAATAATTCAACTGATACAAACGCAGGTTCGCCTTACTCATTTTCTTTCTATTCAGTTAATGTAAAAAGACCTATCAAAATTCCTCAAGCATTCTTTAATGGTAAAAGAATTGTTGATATGTGGGCAAACGGTAATGAAGAAATGTTTTTCCACGCTCTTGACGAAGACGGATACTTATGGTTTTGGGGACAAAACATACACGGTTGTGGTGGAACAGGTGAAGGCTCACACACTTCTCAAGGAGTAAAATATTATTATATTCCAAGAAGAGTAGAAGTAAATTGGAATTTATACGGTGGTATGAAAATGATACAACATTGGTCATACTCTTCACAATCACACGCAGGTACTTGGGTACTTGATGGTGAAGGATATTTGTGGTACACAGGTTACTTAACAAACGGCCAAGTTCCAGGTATATACGGTATAGGTGATAATGCAACTAGATATATCTCACAATTTCAAAGAACAGATTTTCACTTAAACGGTGATGTTGATGAGTTTTGGTGTGGTGGTGATGAACATAAATGGTTTTACTTTAGACAAAAATCAACTGGTATGATGTGGGTAAATGATGGTAACTACGGAACATATGGTAGTAGAGGTTCACGTTCACAAAACGGATACTGGTACAATTCAGGTGGTATTCACGGTATGTTCTCTCATTTAAGAGGACCAAAATACATTAGACAAGTTGGTGGTATGAATGAAAACAGAGGTGATGGTAGTTATATCTACGACCATCCTCTAATATTAGATGAAGAAGGCTCAATGTGGTACGGTGGTTACGATAGTGGAGGTTATTATCCTTCAAATACAGACTCAAATCCTAGTAGTCAGTCAGACGGTTATCATCATATGACAGAGCAAGCATTTGAAGCAAACTCTGAAAATAGACATAGAAAAAGACGTGGTATACAACCAAATAATATCAAGTTGGTAGACGTTCATTGTTATGGTTATCCAACTGCTCAAAACTTTGCTACTAGAGATAGTCACGGTAAATTATTGAGAACAGGTTACCAAGGTAATAACCAGACTTATATGTATGACATTATGCCTTATAGATACTATTCTCAAACGATTTCATCTTGGGGTTCAAATAACTATCAATCTCACTGGTCTTCATCGCCTGGTGATTAATAAATAGTTTTTGATTAACTATTTTTATTATGAGGAAATATAATGTACAAAACGAAACAAAACTATTTAAGTTTTAAGAATCACGAAATCTTTACAGATAAGTTCAAACAATATTCGAAAGAACAGCAAGCTACATATTGGTATAACATTTGGTATATACTCAATATAATGGAAGGCTGTCTTTCTGTTATTGATTTTGAACATCATAATGCCGGCAAAAAACTAGTAAATAAATGGTTAGAATTATGGCCATTTAAAGCACAACCTAATTTTGCTCAAAGAGTACCAACTTTAGTTGATGGTGTTGATTATCTAGGTAACAAATATAAATTCAATCACACAAGACCAATAGATACAAAAACCAAAATAGATTACTTTGATTATCAAGTTGTCTATGGCACAGTTGTTGATTTATTTAAAGATGAATTAAACATTTCAAAAGAAGATGTTGACGCATTTTTAAATCCTTTAAAAGAATATAAATTAAGAAAATATGCAGTAGTGAGACACGATACTATCAAAGCGGTTGTTGGTATGTCTGACTTTTTTATGAATACTAAAAATGTTTGGGAAGAAACAAAAAATTTTGGTGATTGGCGTATTATGGATTCTAATAGAGCAATTGAGGAATGGAAACAAGGTGTACAAGACCATTCTGTTAGAGAAGATTATCCATTAGATAAATCAAAAATAATTGACCATAGAAATGGTGTTGATGATAATAGATGGAAAAGAGAATCGTTTTTAGATGTGGAAAAAGAAGATGGTGTCAGAGAAGAAATATAGAATTACCGAATTAGTTTGGGAATATCATAAGAACGCTGAAAGACAACAGTTTGTACAACTTTTAATGTCTGGTGAAATAGACGAAAAACTTTATGCAACTTATCTTTACAATCAATTAGCTTGCTATTCTAAACTAGAAGAGTATTGTTTAGAAAGTTCTTTGTTTATAGATACTAGAAACTTGCCAAGAGCACCTCATATTTACTATGATTACAAACACTTATGGCAAGATGTTGATAATAAACCAGAATTAACAGAAAGTACAAAAGCATATGTCGAACATTTAGAAACTATTAGAGGTGAGAATGAAAAACTTTATGCACACGTTTATGTTAGACATTTAGGTGATTTATCAGGTGGTCAAATGATTAAAAGAAAAACACCAGGACCTAATAGATATTATGTATTCAAACATAACGAAGCAAAAGAATATAAAAGAATTGTTAAAGAAAGAGTTGAAAGTTATTTAAATCTGTATGAGATAAACGTATTGCCTGAAGCAATATTTTGTTTTGAAAGTGCAACAAAATTATTTAAGGAAATGTATGATTTGGGACCGACTAATAAAGTGGAGTAATGAGACTGTTGAAGTCTTAAATAAAAATCTGGTTGAATATGATGAACCAGGTATGGACAGATTCAATAATAAAGAATTAGGCTGGGTAAATAGAACCTGGAATAATAGATATATTAGACGAGCTCATTTAGATGTTGTTGATGTTAGAGAAACAAAAGGTTTATGGATGGCACATCTATGTTTGTTTCCTATGTTAACAAACGGTGGACCAATTTATGGTTTTGATATAATTGCAGGTGAGAAAAAAGTCACAGGTGCATTTCACGATTTTAGTCCTTTATTACAAAAAGACCACCCATTAACAAAATGGTTTATAGAAGAAAATAAATGGTACAAACCTAGTAAAGAGAGGGAGTTGCCGGATTGGGCAAAGGCTATCTTTTCGGGAGGTATGATAGCCGCCGGCAATGTAAGAGAAGAAGAAGAGTTAAATAAAATATGTACAATGGCTGTATCTAATTTAAACAACTATATAGATAAAATTAAGAACCACGAAAATGAAGCCAAGATGTTAGATGTTATAAAAGCACAGAATTATTACTGTGAACATCAACAAAAAAATCCACATACACCTAGGGTTATGCAATCTCTTGGTTTACCAGACGAAGATATTAAATTATTCTGTTCCGACAACCTATTTCCTTATGTGTCAGAAAACCAACCCTATCTGTAATAACTATTATAAATATACCAGAAAAGGGTGTAAACAATGGCAGAACCAGCAACTAGAGAGAGTTTAAAACAATATGCTTTAAGGGCGTTAGGAAAGCCTGTTATTGAGATTAATGTTGATGATGACCAACTTGAAGATAGAATTGATGAAGCAGTACAATACTTTGCTCAATACCACTATGATGGTGTTAAAAGAACATATTTAAAGTATCAATACACACAAGCAGATAAAGACAGAATGACAGCTGACGCTTCTGAAACAGCAACAGTCGATTCTAGTACAACTACTTGGAAAGAAGGACAGAATTGGTTAGGTATACCATCATCTATTCTTTCAGTTATTAATATATTTCCCTTTTCAAATAAAGGTAGTATGAATCTATTTGATGTTAGGTATCAATTAAGATTAAATGACCTTTATGATTTTTCTTCAACTTCAGTTGTAAACTATGATGTTGTATTAAGACATTTAGATTTTTTAGACCACATATTGGTTGGCGAAAAACCTATGAGATTTAATCAACACGAAAACAAACTTTATATAGATATGGACTGGAAAAATGATTT